GTGAACCTCGATGTGGCGGTACCGGAGCCGAAGCCACGGATCGCGTTCTCGTAGCCGACCGACATGAACCACGAAGCGCGGGCACGCCAACGCTCAGGCAGTGCCTCCCACACCTTGTCGATGTCGGCAGCGCTGAACACAGCGTTGGTAGTCACGACAGTCTCAGCGTTGGTGTTCGCGTCGAGGGCGGTGAAGATACCCCACGGCTGATTCGTACCGGAACCGACCGCCATGCGCGAGGCGATCAAATCCTGGTAGCCGTAGTCCATGACACGACCGAGCTCGCCGGCAGCGTTCGGGTAGTCCTGCCCGAACTCGATGCTGTACGGGATGTAGCCGCGAGCCATGTGGGCCTGCACCGTCGGCTGAGCCGTAGCGATCGAATCGTCAGAGACGGTAGCGACCTCAGCGTCGAACGACCATGCGGCAGCGGCAGCAGAAACGCCACGCCACACATCGTTCGTGATGACCTCCACCCGGGACACCGAGAGCAGCGGGGTTGCACCCGTGCCCGTGGTGATCAGGATCGTCGGATCGATCAGCACCGGGATACCGAAGCCGCCGCCAGTATCGACACCGATCGTCATGCCACGGAACTCGTTGACCGCACGGGCCTCGTCCGCATCCCATGCGGGACCGGTCGGGTTCGCCAGCATCTTCATGAACGCCGACCGGTACGCATCCGACTCGGTGAGGAGCAGACGCTTGCCGATGCTGGCACCGTTGAAGTTCTGTGAGCGCGTGTCGAGCATCTTCGCGACGCCCTCAGCCTGACGGGCGGGGAGGATGCGGTCCGACGCAGCATCGAGGACGCGCATCGCAGCGTCACGAACCTGCAGGCTGCTGAGGCTGCGGATGTCGGTGGCATCGAGCTTGTCGGGCTGCTTGATGAACTGCGGGGACTTCGGTGCGGCGATGCGCTCCGACCGGATCGAGTCGAGCTCGGTGACGCGCTCGACCTTCGAAGCGACCTCAGCCTTGATGGCTTTGGCGCGCTCCACGATCTCGGCGGCACGAACTTCGACGGCCTCGGCGGTGCGAGTCTCGTCGGGGGTGAGGGTGTCGAGCTCGTCGAGGAGCGCAGCGCGCTCCGTCTCGAGAACTTCGACCTGGGCGCGCAGGATGTCTGCGTTCATGGCGAGTCCTTTCAGGGGGACTGTGGGTTACAGGGCGAGCACGAGAGCTCGTGCCCGCTGAACGGCCAGCAATGCGCTAGACCGTGATGCCTGCTCCGCGTCGCCGTCGGCGAGCTTGGGGTGGGCGCTAGCAACACCACGGACGTCGCCCGGTAGTGATGCAAGGATCTTTTCGACAACCATCAGTTCGGAACGCTCCGTCAGGCGCGCAACGAACAACGGGTCGGAGAGGAGCCGTTCGATGAACCCGTCCGAACCTGACCGGACACCGGCCGTCGCCTCCGCGTAAGCGGGGAACGTGACCGGACCGAACTCGTACAGGTCGACATCGGTGATCGTGCGTTCCGGCAACATCTCAGGATTCATGTCCGTGGCACGCTTCGGGTTCAGCCACTGCTCACCAGCAACAGCGAACCGGAACGATGCACCCAACTGCCCAGCACGAAGCGCAGGGATCAGGTCGTTCACATACGACGTGTCAAACAGTTCCGACTCGTAATAGGCGCCGACACCTTTGTCTGACCGGAGTACATCGGGCGCGCCCAGCGGCTTGTTGCCGATCGACGGGTCAGCACCGTGGTCGTACAGCACCCGAATGCTCTTACCTCTGGTCTTGAACGTCCGGTCGAACGCCTTGTCGCCGACGCGCTCGAGGAACTGGCCCTCGAACCGCGAGTTGATCTCGGTCCAAGTGTCATACACGGCGAAGTGCCCGTGGAGGGTGCGACCGGTCGGCGAGTCGGCGCGAAGCGCGATCGAACCGTCGTCGTAGCGGGCGCGGACGAGGTTATCCGTAGGGTGTGTCATGAGGGGCCTCCAGGCATCGGCGTCTTGCCGAGCAGTGCTGGGTCGTAAATCTCGGGGAGTGCGATACCTGCCTGACGGGCCATGTCGCGCGCCTCGTCGGCCGTGAGCACAACACCCACAGCCAGGTACATTTTCTGCAGGATTTGCGACTGGCGTTGGATCTCGGACTCATCGGCAGAGCCCGCAGGAATGCCAGGCGCATCGAACTCGTCACCGTCGAACGGCACCTCGTCCTCCAACGCAAGAACCCTGTTCACGGTCGTCGTCTTGGATTCCAAACGCAGCTTGTGCAACTCGTGCCGCTCCCTGGCCGTCATCATCAGCGATGACGACGTGTTGAGCTTCACCTCAACACCGTCCGGCACGAACTCACCCAACGCGTTCTGCAACTTCGTCACCCAGAACTGCCGGCGCTTGAACTTCGCCAAATCCGAATCCGAACGATTCGAATACGTCACACCAGACCCGCCGCCAGACGAGCCATAATCGGCAGGGTCCTCGCCGTAGATCCGGCACACCTGCTCCACCGAATAACGCATCACATCGATGAACTGCGAATCGGTCGGACTGATCTGCAACTGGGTATACGTGTGCTGCTTCGGGATCACCAACGGCTCACGAGAACCCCTGGTGATCGCCACCAGACGCTCCTTCAACCCCTTCGCCTGCTCCTCCGTCGGGTTGCCATCAACACCAAGAATCGCCGTCGGATGGCCGCCGCCACTGAAGAAGTCCGACGAGAACCGCTCAGCAGCCAGACCGTTACTGATCGACATCGCATGAAACGAGATCGGCGACAACCCCAAGAACTGACCGGCGACCGTATACGCGGGCTTGTGCCACAAGTTCCCAACCGGCCACAACTGCTGCAACACGTTGTCGACGTACAGATACATCTCGCCGCCACGAACCTCGGCCCGCACCGCAGAATGCGGCACCAGCTCAATGCGAGTCGGATAGCGCATGTCTCCCGACGTCGCAGTCACCAGCCCCCACGCGTTGCCATGCGCAAGCCACGAATCGACGACCTGATAGCGCCAATCCATCGCATCACACACGACCGACGGGGCGGCAATGATCTGCGGGTCGGGGACCTCCTGACGGGAACCGCCGACATAGCGAACCACGTCAACAGGCATCATCGACACGTCCTGTGCGATGCGAGTCCGACACGCCCACACAGCGTCATGACGCATCGCAGAATCGGCGTCGATATGGCCGCCCGGCGACAGGTCAGCGTTACGAAGCGCGGCCGTCACATAATCAGGCAGCTTCGCCCGTTCCTCGAGCTGCGGGACACGTCGAAAGAGAATGCTCATTCACCCACCCGCCACGCGAACAACCACGCCACCAGACCGCCAACCACCAGACCGGCAGCAAGCGACACCATCCCGACACCAACCACCACAGCAACACCACCAACAACCTCCGCAACCGAGGTGACACGATGCTTCGACATGTCCACCTCCACGGGTGCTAGTAGTAGAAGAACTCCGGCGCCGGCTTCGCGGACAGCAACGACCGGCCGATAGTCCAAGCGATCAACGGCGACAACGGCACCGTCGCCGACTTGCGACACCACACGAACGATTCACCGATACGGCGCTCGGCGGCAACCTCGCCGGCCGACGCCAACTGGTCGTGAGGCGAATCCAACGTCGAACGGTCCGGACGTTTCGCCGCACCATTCTCGATCGCCGCGTAGGCGTCACCACACGCCGCCTTGTACTGCGCCTGCGTCAGCGGCTTGACCAGCTCCGGGTCAAGACCCACCGACTCGAAATACTCACGGACGACACCGAGCGCCGCGACCGCCTCACCGTTGCCGCCGTCCAAACCGACTGCAGTCGGCTTCCATTTCTCCACCAGCTCAGCCAGACGGGCAGGCAACCACCCGTCCCCCTTGTGGTGCTCCACCACCTCGCCATACGACGACGCCAAAGACCCCGACGAGATCACGATCGAACACCAGCCGTGATGAATGTCGAACGCCAACGTGCAATCGCCAGACTTCACCTCAGGCGGGCGACGGGTAACCGACGCCTCCCACCGCTTCACATCCAGCTTCGGGCCTGGGCCATCCGTAGAAGGCAAGGGCTCCCAGATGCACAGACACTCGCGAGCGAACAACGGGCCGAGCTCGAGCTTCAGGTCCGCCATGTCCTCCTCGGCAACCCACAGACCCAACCCACAGTTCGCCCGGTACCACCCGTCCCGATCATCAGGGTCAGGTTGGAACCACTCCACACCACCAGACGTGACCTCCCACGTCTCGGCCGTGTGCTCGGTGTACGACAACCGACCGGCACCCACGCCGGTCACAGCCTGCAACCGCATCTCCCACGCAGGCGCAGACGCCACCAGACCACCAGAACCAGACCACCACGACTGACTGCGAGGGTTCGCCAGCTTCGCCGGACCCGACCCCGCGACATGCTCGCGCTGAACGTGCTGGGCCTCGTCGTAGATGATCAGGTCCGCCTTGGCGAACCCACGACCCGACTTGCCCGTCCTGGTCTTGAACAACAACCGGCGCTTACCGGTGATCTCGCTACCCGGCGGCCCCTTCAACTCGAACCCCTGATCGCCATGCGCCTTACGCTCATGGATCACCAGGCGGCTCAGGTCATCCCAGGACTCCAGAATCGCCCCGATACGGAGATAGATCTCGTTCGCCGTCGGGTACTCATGCGCCGTGTAGATCGTCAGCGTCTCACCGACCAGGAAGATCCCACCGAAGATGCGGGCGATCACCGTTGCAGACTTGCCAGCACCCTGCCGGCCGCCGTAGTCACCCACACGCTTCGCAGCCCACGACCCATCGGCACGCAACGCCATCCCGTTCAACAGCCGCAACTCCTGCGACGGACTCAACGGGGCGCCGTCACAAATCTGGTACCGGGCGGCGAGCTCGATCGTGTCCCTAGCCGTCGCCTGACTTGCGATGTCCGGCGGCACGTAGACGATCTGGGGAAGCTCCGTCGCGACCCTTTCGGCGAGCGGTGATCTCATCAAGTGCTGACACCTCCACCGGCGGCTGAGCTGCATCGAGAGCCGCGATGTCGGCGAGCGTCGCCCGGTACTGGGCGGCTAGCTGGGCGTGGATCTGGGCCTCGGTCGTATCGAGCATCGTGGCGAGCGTGTCACGCAGAGCGACGAGAGCGTCGCGAACGTTGCCGGACCGGGCCGCCGTGATGTTGGATTTCTGCATGAACATTCACTC